GCGTGAAACGTTGGAAGGCGTGAACACTGGGAGCGTAGAGGATACCAACCACCACCACGCCGACCCCCTAGAAAAAAGCTAAAAAATCCGAGCCAAAAATTATTTTTACAGGCAAGACGGCAGAAAAAAAACACTTTTAAATTTGGGGTGGGTGTGTCGTAATATATATATAACCCATTACCTGTACATGTCTAATATTTTTTTGTATCTTTACAATAAATAAAACGTTATGGACGGATTAACAATTAAGAACGGTAGGTTAATAAATAACAGACCTGATGGTATGTCTGGAATAGAGCAAGCCTCTATGTATAGACAACAAATGAAGAAGCAATATAAAATAGATATGATCGCAGACGGTATCGAAAGAGCTAAGATGCGTGAAGAGGGCCGAAGTTATTTCGGCATGTAAATACTTTCCCAAGTTAGTTGAGTTTTGGTTAAAAAGAGTAGTGAAATTAGTAGCTGCTCTTTTTTTTTGGGAAAAGGTGTGTATATTATTTGCGTAAACTATACTGTTTGGTGACAACTTTTAGTGTTTGTGACAACTTGTGACAACTTTTTTATTAGTTTGTCACCACTTAACTAATTGATTATTAATAAGTTATATTGAAAAGTGACAGAGTGACAACTTCAAAGTCATTTTGTATTTAAAAAAAAAAATTAAAAACAGAAAAAAAATAAAAAAAAGAAATAGGGAATAAAAGTTGACACTGTGTCACTTTGTATTTTAAAAGTAAATACATATATTTGTGTAAATCTAATTTAATAAAATTGTTATGGAACAAGGATACACCCCAAGGGAGTTACATTTTGACTCAGAGGGAAGAAACAAACTAACTAGCGGAATTGCTAAAATCTCAAAAGCAGTTAAGTCAACACTAGGCCCAAGAGGGCAAACAGTACTAATAGAATCACGTACACACACGCACGGAATCACGGTTACAAAAGACGGAGTTACGGTTGCTAAAGCAATCGACTTATTAGACCCTGTAGAGAACCTTGCGGTAAAGATGATGAAGGAGGCTGCGGATCGTACGGCGACCTCAGCAGGAGACGGTACAACGACTGCTATTGTGCTTACGGAAGCATTAGTTGAGGCTGGTGAGAAATACATAGATAAGTCGGTAAATCCGACGGTTGTGATACGCGAAATCAACAAACACACTTCACACGTAATAAAGAACTTAGAAAAACAGTCTAAAAAATTGTCTAAGAAAAGACTGCTTGACGTTGCAACAATTTCATCCAACAATGACAAAGAGATTGGGAAAATAATATACGACACTTATAATAAAGTGGGGCAAGACGGATTAGTTACTGTTGAGAATTCACAGGGTCATACCACGTATAGTGAGGTAACAAAAGGTATTAGAGTTGAAAGAGGGTACACATCGAACTTGTTTGTAAATAATCAAAAGAAAGATGAGTGTGTGCTTGAGAATGTAAAGATACTTGTAGTCGATCAAGAGATTAATAACATACTAAGTATTGAGAAAATATTGAAACCCATTATCAGTAACGGCGACAAACTTCTGATAATTGGAAATTGCCATAACAATGTCGTCAATACACTAGCTGCTAATGTCGTTCGAAATGGATTAAAGATATGTAATATCATGCCTCCTCAGTTTGGTTATAAACAACACGAACTAATGAGCGACATTGCTCTAGCAGTAGGTGCAAAATATTTCAGTGATAAGACTGGTGATGACTTATCTCTAATTAGTATGGAGGACTTAGGTCATGCCGCTAAAGTAATTGTAGGTAGAGACAATACTATTATAATACGTAACCAAGATGAGGTTGCAGAAATACCACAAAGAGTAGAAGAACTTTGGGGTCAGCATAAAAACACGAAAATAAAATCAGAAAAAGATTTTATCCTGCAACGTATCGCTAGTCTAAGCGGAGGTATAGGAGTTATATATGTAGGAGGGAACTCTGATGTAGAGCAAAAAGAAAAATTTGACCGCGTTGATGACGCGGTGTGCGCGGTAAGATCCGCGCTTGAGGAAGGTATTGTCGCTGGAGGGGGAGTACCACTACTTAAAATATCTAAAGAACTACAAACAAATGTAAATAATGCAGAAGAAAAAGTAGCTCTACAAATATTGAAAGATGCGTTGTCAGTTCCATGTAAACAAATTTTAATAAATGCAGGAGAAGATGAAGATAGTATTATAAAATTCATATTAGATGATAAAAGAGGTTATGATGTAAAGAACCAAAAGTTTGGAGATATGTATAAGATGGGGGTAATAGATCCATTAAAGGTTACAAAGAACGCACTTATAAACGCTGTTTCTGTAGCAACTACTATTCTAAGTACAAATGCTATTATAACATTAGCACGTTCATACGATAATAAACAATAATATGTCAAAAGATAATAGAGTTCCTAATTATTATGTAGGAACAAATAAAAAAAGAAACTATCAAGCTAGATATGTTGTTTCAGATTTTGATTGCACTTACAATATAGGGACAGCAGTTACATATTGTTTGCGTAGTTCAAGAAAGCATGACACTCCAGTAGAGGATTTGTATAAGGCAATAGCGCATTTAGAATTTGAAATAGAAAGACTAAAAGAAAAAAAATAATATGAAGCCCGTAAATAAGTATATAATAGTAAGAGAAACTGTAGAGGAATATAAAACAGACTCAGGATTGCTTTTGTCGTCTCAAGATGTAGATGCCTATAGATATAAAAAAGGTATAGTATTAAAAGTAGGAAACAACGTAGAGGTTATAAATGAAGATAACCATATCTACTATGATAAAGCCGCAGGACACAAAATTTTATTAAAAGACGAACCGCTTACGATTATTCAGGAGCGTGATGTTGTAGTTGTTTTGTAGTTTCGTTTATTTTCTTAATTGCGTTTCTATACACTTTGTCGGTATAAGATACGTTTTTATTAAACAAAGGATTTCTTTCAGATATCTCTTCTCCGTTTAATTTTTTGTATATAGTATCTATGATACGTCTTGTTTTATATGTAAGCTCATATAGGGTCGCTTGTTTTCCACTACGCTTTCTCCAAACATGAATCCACCCGTCTCTAAGCATTCTATCAAACCTATTAATGTCCCAAGACATAAGTTCTTCATATTCTTTAAAGTCTGTTTTTTTAAATAATTGTTCACTGTATAAAAACAACAACATTTCTAGGTCTGGAGTTGTAATACCATACTTTGCTTTTACCCAATATCTAATAACCCTCCAGTATTTTAGGTAATCATTAGTAGGTTCTTTTCTGTCGTAATTGTTTCTTATAGTAGATTTAATAGTTATCAAGATTTGTAGTAGATTTAAAATTTTTTAATACTATGCATTTTTCATATTGTTCTTTTTCTTCAAAATAATTTATCATATGATTTATGTCTTCAATATCAATATGTGGATCAGTAGGATCAAAAGGTAATATTACATCATCAAGGTATAAAGCAATTTCTTCAAATTTGTTTTCTCCAGTTATTAAACTGTAACCAACACTCATTCCGTCATCATAAGTTTGTAGAAAATCATCCATAAAATAATTGTTATCTTTGTAAAGATATTAATAATTTTAAAATTTAAAAAATGAAACAAGGTTATAATGATAGACTTGACGAATCTATAGGTTCAAGAGATGGAAAAAAATCTCAGTCTATGAAAGACAGAAGAGACGAAAGTAAAGGTATGTCTAAAAAAATGTATGGTCACGCATACGGTGCAGATAAAGGAATGTCATACAGACATAAAATTCCTGCACACGTACACAACGTAAAAGGACACCTATCTTCTTTAATTAAGAAGTAATGGCAGGAGGTTTTATTCAAAAAGCTTTTGCTAATGCAAAGAAAAAAGGAACACTAGGAAAGTGTTCTGGAAATAAACTAGGCAGTAAATCGTGTCCTAAAGGGTCAAAAGCATATAATTTTGCTATGACATTAAAAAAACTTAGAAAAAAGAAATAATAATGGGAAAACTATTTGTTAAATTTGGATTGTGGATTCAACACATCTGGAATAAATTATTATGTATATGGAACAATTTGCTAGTAAAACTTACTGTACAGGTACATAATTGTCCAAATAAACTTTGTAAGTGTAAAAAATAAATGAGATCAAGAGGATTAGGAGATACTGTTCATAAAGCGGCAAAATTAATTGGAGCTGACAAGGTAGCTAAGGCTTATGAAAAAGTTACAGGCAAGCCGTGTGGCTGTCAAGAAAGACGCGACGGACTAAACAGACTTCATCCTTATAAATATAATAAATAAAAAAAATGGCATATCAAAAATTACAAGCGTATAGAGCAGCAGCCGTAACACCTAGTGATACAGCTAATATTCCTTCAGTATCATCGGCAACGGGAAAAAGTTTTGGGTGCGTGTTATACGTAGGAACAGCAGGTAATATAAAAGTAGAAACTGTCGGAGGAGACGAAGTTACTTTTGTAGGTATCAACACAGGGGCTTTTATTCCTGTACAAGTCAAGAAAGTGTTTGCAACAGGCACAACTGCGTCGAACATATTAGCACTCTGGTAAAATGCCTTTACAGATCTGTATAGCTAATATTATAGGCAGAAACATACAACCAGGATTTCCTCCTCCAGGTAGTGATGAGATTATAACGCAACAATCTATTCAAATGGTAGATGAAGCAACTAGTGAAGATTTAATAACAGAATAACATGGCAATAAAATTCTCCCAATTTGTAGTACAAACTAACGCTTCTGCATTGAGTCACATTGTAGGATACAATGGGGCAGATAATATTCAAATAACACCAACTGATTTCATAAATTCATTTGTACCGGGAGGTCCTTTTTTACCACTTGCCGGTAATAAAATAATTACAGGAAATTATTATCACGCAGATAATGTTAAATCAATGTTTGGTGGCGGTGATGATTTACAAATATATCACAATGGTGTAAATTCTGTTATTGAAAGTGATACAGGTAATTTAGCCTTAATTAATACTGCTGACAATAGAGATATTTTATTTCAATCAGATGATGGATCTGGAGGTACAGCTACGTATATGTACTTAGATGGAAGTATTGTTGAAACTAGATTTTCAAAACACACAAGACATAGTGACAATATAATAGCTAAGTTTGGCG